ATCAAGTCGGCGGTCTTGACTTAGACTTCTCAGGCGCGCCGACAACATGGGACTTCTTGCATAACGACTCATTTGTCCGGGGCCTAATGGGGCCAGTAGGATCAGGGAAGTCTTACAGCTGCGCCGCTGAGATTATGTTGCGAGCTGTAAAGCAACCTCCCAGCCCGAAGGATGGCATTCGTTACTCTCGATTTGTGATAGTCCGAAACTCATATCCTGAATTGCGCACCACAACGATTAAGACGTGGCTTGAGCTATTTCCTGAACACGTCTGGGGTCCAATGCGTTGGTCACCTCCTATCTCTCACCACTTGAAGTTACCAGCTCGCGGTGACGCTCATGGCATTGACTGTGAAGTAATTTTCATGGCATTGGACCAACCAAAGGATGTGCGGAAGCTGCTCTCTCTAGAATTGACTGGTGCATGGGTGAACGAGGCCCGGGAGATGCCATTGGCTGTTGTCCAAGGTCTTACACACCGGGTCGGACGATTCCCGACCAAGTCAAACGGCGGTTGTCCTTGGCGTGGTATCTGGATGGATACGAACCCGATGGACGATGATCACTGGTGGTATCGACTCAGTGAGAAGGAACCAGTCAGGGGTAAGTATGCATGGAGCTTCTGGAAGCAGCCCGGCGGCGTGATTGAGACGTCAGGTGATGATACTGACGGAATCCCAGCTGCGCAGAAGTTCTGGAAGGTCAATCCGCAAGCAGAGAACATCAACAATCTGCCGCCCGGCTATTATCACCAGCAGCTCGGTGGTAAGAATCTCGACTGGATTCGCTGTTATGCCGGCGGTCAGTATGTGTATGTACAAGAGGGCCGTCCTGTATGGCCTGAGTATGATGACTCAGTCATGGCAGCCGAAGACATTCAAGTCGATCCGACGCTCCCCGTACACATAGGACTCGACTTTGGTTTGACACCAGCTGCGGTCTTTGGTCAGAGGCTGACGTCGGGTCGCTGGAATATCCTCAAGGAAATCGTGACCGACGATATGGGGCTGGAGAGGTTTGGCTTGATGCTCCTCAATGAGATCAATGTGAATTATCCGAAGCAGGACATTTTAGTCTGGGGTGACCCTGCTGGCCAGAAGCGTGATGAGATATTTGAGGTGACCGCTTTTGATCACTTGAGGACTCTTGGTCTGAATGCGAGGCCAACAGCCAGTAACGACTTTCAGGTACGACGAGAGGCTGGTGCCATGCCGATGAATCGCTTCATTGATAAGCGCCCCGGGTTACTGATCTTCAAGGATTGTCATCGGCTGCGCAAGTCACTGGCTGGCGGATATCATTTCAAACGAGTCGCAGTAGGCGGAGGCACCGAAAGATTCAGAGACGCACCAAACAAAAACGAGCATTCGCACGTCGGAGACGCATTCGGGTATCTGCTGCTAGGTGGCGGAGAGCATCGAGCCATGACCAGAGGGTACGGCGGCAGATATGGCGCAGCAGGATCTCAGCACCAAGCACAAGTAGACTTTTCGGTATGGTGACAGCGCAGGAAATGCAAGAGCTGGTTAATATGCGTGGACTGGTGTTCTTGCCTTTTAGTTCCAGCCATTTGGACCGCTTGCAATTGAATGATCCAGATATAAGAGTACTGCGCTGTCTACCAGATCTTGATGAGCGACTTCATTTTATCGAGTCGTCAAAGATGGCTTGGACCATATTTTATGATGGAAAACCCGCTCTTTCTTATGGATTTGAGTACAAATGGGACAGAATGTTGGAGGCTTGGCTTCTGCCGGGTAAGGTATCTATCACCCATGGGACACTTCTGAGTAGGGGTTCTCGGAGATTGTTTGATAAGATCGGTCCACACTTGAATTTACGACGTTTGCAAATTGTGGTAGATGTCACCCGAGAGCCGGCAGTTCGATGGGCTGAGTTCTTGAAGTTTAATAGAGAGGGCGTCATGCAGCAGTATGGCCCGGAAGGAAACGACTACTATATGTACGCGAGGACATACTGATGAGTGGTTTATTTGGCGGTGGAGCAAAAGCTCCCGATACATCTAAACAGGAAGAGGCACAAGAAAAGCAAGAAGCACGAGTTGCTCGACAGGAAGCTGAAGAGCAGCGTCGTCTTGCTGCACAATTAAAGGCTCGCCAGACAGGCGGAACTCGATCATTACTTTCGCCAGAGCGTGAAGATGCGCGCAAAGGCTTAACGGCTAAGTTAGGAGGATAATCATGGGATTCGGAGGAGGTAAAAAGTCAGCACCAAAACCCGCACCGGTTGTGGAGCCAGAACCAGAAAAGCCAACAAAGCGTCAGCAGGATGACTCTGCCGCATTACGCGCTAGACGCCGTAAACCAATGTCATCACTGTTGTCACCGGACCGTGAAGATGCGCAGCAGGGCTTGCCTAGGAAATTGAGCGGTGGCCAGTAAGGTCAACGAGGCCGGCAACTATACCAAGCCCGGAATGCGAAAGAAGCTGTTTAATCAAATCAAGAACAGCAGCACACAAGGCACCCCGGCTGGAAAGTGGTCAGCCCGGAAAGCGCAACTTCTGGCTAAGAAGTACAAGGCTAAGGGCGGCGGTTATAGATCGTGAGAAAATCACAAAAATCTTTGCTCAAGTGGGGGCAGCAGAAATGGCGAACAAAGTCAGGAAAGCGCAGCTCCGACACAGGAGAGCGTTACCTCCCGGAGAAAGCGATCAAAGCGTTATCTCCACAGGAATACGCAGCGACAACCCGCGCCAAGCGCAAAGGTGGTGGGGTTGGTTCTTCTGTCCCGCAACCAGACAAAGTTGCAGCCAAGGTAAGGAAATATAGACGTGCGTAAAGAACACAAAAGTGAAAAGGGCGGCCTGACTGAAGCTGGACGACGTCACTTTGAATCAAAGGATGGCGGTAATCTCAAGCGTCCTGTAAGTCGCGGCATTAATCCGCGCCGTGTTTCTTTTGCTGCGCGTTTCTCTGGCATGAATGCCAAGATGAAAAACGAAGACGGCAGCCCAACTCGATATGCCTTGGCGCTCAAGCGTTGGGGATTCTCATCACCCGCAGAGGCTCGCGCTTTTGCTAAACGAAACAAACAGGAGGCTTAATATGCCAATGAATCCAAAGATGAAAAAAATGCAGGAAGCCATGAAAAAGAAGTATGCGAAAAAGGCTTCCAACAAACCAAAGCCGAAGCCAAAAGGTAGCTACTAATGGCTAAGGGTACACATTATTTCGCAGATGGACGTGCTTACAAAGGCGAGGTTCACAAGATGCGAAATGGTCAGATACATACTGGTGCTGAACATAGTAAGTCTTCAAAACGTGTGTACGAAAAAAGTCAACTTGCAAAAGCAATACGCAAAAAGATAGGTAACTGATATGGCTAGGATGACCCCGGGAGAAATTCTGAAACGTCATGAGAAGGCTGATGCGCGCAAAGAGTCTTGGCGCACGATTTACGAAGAGTGCTATGAGTTCGCGCTGCCACAGCGCAACTTATACACGGGACACTACGAGGGCAAAACGGCTGGTCAAAATAAGATGGCCCGGGTTTTTGACTCGACTGCAATCAACTCGACGCAGCGTTTCGCTAATCGTATTCAATCCGCACTTTTCCCGCCATACCGCTCTTGGTGTACATTGTCTCCCGGCAATGACATCCCTGAGGAACGCAGGGCAGAGATACGAGTTGCGCTTGAGATGTATTCCGACAAGATGTTTGACGTCATTCGGCAGACAAATTTTGATATTGCGATCTCAGAGTTCCTTATGGATCTGTGTGTGGGTACAGCTGTCATGCTCATTCAGCCGGGCGACGAGGATGCACCAGTTCGGTTTACTCCGGTGCCGCAATACTTGGTATCGCTAGAGGAAGGACCTTACGGATCTGTCGATAACGTCTACCGCCGGCTAAGAATCCGAGGCGATGTACTGGCGCGTCAGTGGCCAGATGTTGTCATTCCTCCAGCACTTCAAGCGCAGATTGATCGCAAGCCAGAAGCAGAGATCGAACTTGTTGAGGCGACTGTTTATAACGATGAGATTGAGGAGTACTGCTATCACTTGATTCATCCGAAACACAAAGAGGTTGATCTGGTGTTCCGCACCATGAAGATTTCCCCTTGGATCGTTGCTCGATTCATGAAAGTGCCGGGTGAAGTTTATGGGCGTGGACCGTTAGTCACTGCGCTGCCAGACATTAAAACGCTAAACAAGACCAAAGAGCTGGTCTTGAAAAACGCGTCGCTTGCTGTTGCCGGCGTATATACAGCAGCTGATGACGGTGTATTGAATCCGCAAACAATTAAGATCACACCGGGGGCGATCATTCCTGTTGCCAGAAACGGTGGCCCGCAAGGCGAATCACTGCGTCCGCTGCGCACAGCATCTGACTTCAATACGTCGCAGTTGGTCATTCAAGACCTAGTGATGTCGATCAAGAAGATGCTGTTTGATGATTCGTTGCCGCCAGACAATATGTCTGCGCGTTCTGCGACTGAAATCGTGCAGCGCATGAAAGAGTTGTCGCAAAACCTAGGCTCGGCATATGGCAGATTGATCACAGAGGCGATGACTCCAATTGTGCGCCGCGTATTGTCTGTGATGGATGAGCGCGGGATTATTGATTTACCACTTGAGGTCAATGGCCTTCAGGTCAAGATTGTTCCGACATCACCTTTGGCTGACGCTCAGAACATGGACGATTTGGACCGTGTACTTCAGTTTGGTCAAATTGCGCAGCAGTTTGGTCAGGTTGCCGGCGTCGCAGTGAAGCAAGAGGCCATGCTTGACTATGTTGCTGAGAAGATGGGCGTACCGCAAAAGTTAATCAATACTCCGCAGGAACGCCAGATCATCATGGAACAGATGCAGCAGCAGATGATGGCAGCTCAACAACAACAAGCAGCAATGCAACCACAAGGGGCGATGCCTTCTCCTGAGGAAGTCTAATGGAAGGTTGGGATGAACTACGTCAGGCTGATAACTCTGACCTGACGAAAACAAAGATCGCGCAAGACGAATTGGACCTAATGTTCGTTCGTTGTTTTTCAACAGAGGCTGGGATTCAGGTCCTAGAATATTTAACGTCAATGACGCTTGATCAGCCGTCTTGGTATCCGGGCGAAGATCCATCTCACGGGTATGCTCGTGAAGGCCAAAACAGCATAGTGCGCGAGATCATGCGTCGACTTGAACGAGGTAGAAGCGAATGAGCGACGAGTCACAAGTTGAAGACTCAGGGTCACTGCTAGATGTACAAACACAGACAGAAGAGCCCGTGGAACAATCACAGGAGATGCCCCATCTTGAGACGCAGCAAGAACATCAGGCTGACGACTCAATAGAGTGGGGTGATCGCCCTGAGTGGATGCCAGAAAATTTCTGGAATGAAGAAGACGGTCCAGACCTAGAGGGAATGGCCAAGTCTTACAATGAGATGCGTACCAAGATGTCACAAGGGCTGCACAAAGCTCCGAAGGATGGCAGCTATGACATCTCCAATCTGGAGGAAGCTGGCGTCGAGCAAGACGATGAAATGTTAAATGATTTCGTAAAATACGCGAAAGAGAACAGCATGAGTCAGGATCAGTTCACGATGTTGACCAATATGTATATGCAGCACATGGGTGCGCAGATGGAGCAATCTGAGGTAACCCTTGAAGCTGAGATGGCAAAGCTCGGTCCAAAGGCCGACAAGATTATTGGCGGGTTGAACCAATGGCTTGGCAAATATCAGTCTTCTGGGGCGATGACAGAAGCCGAAGTCAATGCAATTACCAAGGCTGCGACAAGTGCCGACTTCCTTTCTGCGATGAACAAGATTCGCTCATCGTATGGAGAGAAGACAATCCCTGACGTGAATGTTCAGGAGAGTCAGCAATATACCAGAGCAGAACTTGATGCCATGGTTGCTGATCCAGAATACAAGTCGAACCCAGCCTTTCGGGAGAAGGTTGAGAATCTGTTCATGCAGATGTACGGCTGATGTATCACAAGGGGGACTAACACGCCCCCCTTTCCTATTTTATATCGCCACTCTTTTGATATATTCCTCTTAACCGACAACTCTTCTTGAGCCGGCTACCTGATTCATGCGGCCCACTCGGACAACCGATACAGGTTTTACCCAAAAAATTAGTTATATGAGGAAAGGAAACAATGGCAGTTTCAATCAACAATGCCTTTGTCACCCTGTTTGACTCAGAGGTAAAACAAGCGTACCAAGGGCAGCGTCTCTTGGCTGGTGTTACCCGCGAGCGTTCAGGAGTCGAAGGTTCGACAGTTAAGTTCCCTAAGATTGGTAAGGGTTCGGCAACTATTCGCGTTCCACAGACTGATGTCACTCCACTCAACGTCACTTACTCACAAGTGACTGCGACAATGTCTGACTTCATTGCTGCGGAATATTCAGACATCTTTAATCAGCAGAAGGTCAACTTCAACGAGCGTCAAGAGCTTGTACAAGTTGTATCTGGCGCAATTGCACGTCGTATGGACCAAGTAGTTCTCGACGCACTTGCAGCTGCATCTTCTCCCGGTACTGTTGCAAACAGCATCGGTGGCGCAAACACAGACTTGAATATCGAAAAGCTGCGTGAAGCCAAGAAGATCATGGACCAGAAGAACGTACCTTCTGAAGGTCGCACTATGTTGATTCACGCAAACAGCTTGTCTGCTTTGTTGGGCTTGACAGAAGTGACTTCAGCAGATTTCGCATCTGTGAAGGCGCTTGTCACTGGCGATGTCGATACATTCATGGGCTTCAAGTTCATCACTTTCGGTGATCGTGATGAAGGTGGTTTGGCAATCGACGGTTCTTCTGATCGTACATTGTTCGCTTTCCACCGTGACGCTCTCGGTCTTGGCATCGGCATGAATGAGACTTCACGCGTTGACTACATCCCAGAGAAGACTTCTTTCTTGGTTGCGTCAATGTTCTCAGCTGGTGCAGTGGCTATTGATGATGACGGTATCGTCAAGCTCACTTGCCGTGAGTCATAAGGAGGATTGAACAATGGCATATTCAATTACAGGGCTTCAGCCCATCGGCGGTCAAAGCAAGGCTGGTAACGCACCACAAATGTGGTCTTACACATCAGCTGACGCGCTTGCGACAGTCAACACTACTGGCTACTTCAATGATGCAGCCGACGTGTTGAAAGTTGGTGACTTGCTCTATGTTTACGACTCAAACACTCCAACAGCATCGCTTGTTGTTGTGTTGTCAAACACTGGAACAGTCGTTGACGTCTCTGACGGTACAGCACTGTCAGTAGCAGACGCTGACTAAACGAATCGACTCCCCTCCGGGGGAGTCTTTTCTTACGAGGTGATACATGGCTTCTGGTGATACCAAACTGTCCATCTGTTCGGACGCACTCATCATGTTAGGGGCATCGCCTCTTTCGTCGTTTTCGGAAGGCACTGACGCAGCTCAGATTTGTGACCGACTCTACGATGATCTTAAAGATTCAATCATTGCGTCGTATCCTTGGTCTTGGTCTTTCAAGAAGGTGCAGCTCGCACGTCTGACATCAACTCCAGTTAATGAGTGGAAGTATCAGTACGCGCTGCCGGGAGATCGACTTGCAGGAGTGCGCGCAGTGTACAACTCAACGGCAACCGGGATCGCTCCAATCCAGTACGGATGGGAAATTCAAGGTGACAAGCTAGACACTAGCGAAGAAACAATCGTCGTTGACTACCAGTTCTCACCCAACGAGTCGGCATTGCCAACTTACTTTGTGCAGCTGCTGAAGTACGCAATGGCT